TCTGGAACCCGGAGGAGTGGGGCGGTGAGATCCCTCGCGGCGAGGTTGACGCTGCGGTGGACGAGCTGTTCGAGCGGTTCAAGGTCAAACGGTTCTACTGTGACCCGCACGGCTGGTACACGGAGATTGATTCGTGGGCTGTGTCGTATGGGGATGACCGGGTTTTCCAGTGGAAGACCGGGTCTATCTCACGGATGTATGACGCGCTGGTGAGGTTCCAGACGGATCTGACGCATCAGCGCATCACTCATGACGGTTGCCCATTGGCGGCGATGGCGTTTGCGAATGCTCGGAAGATCGCGAAGCCGGGTCAGAAGTACATTCTCGGGAAACCGACTCAACATCAGAAGATCGACGTTGCCATGTCGCGCATCCTTGCGCATGAGGCAGCGTCAGACGCGCACGCTGCAGGGTGGGGCGTGGAGGCAGATACGCGCATGTTCTGTCTGTGAATGATTGGAGGCGCACATGGCGGTTCTTGGCAGTGAAGACCGTGCCATGCTTGAGGGCCTGCAGTCGAAGCTCTCGGGTACGTTTGCTGGCGACAGCGAGAACTCTCGGTATTACGAGGGGACGTGGGATCTGCCAGTGATGGGTTTGGCGGTTCCGCCGGATCTGCGCCGGTTCTACACGTGGGCGAACTGGTGCCGCACAACAGCAGATAGTGTCGCTGACCGTCTGAAGATGCGGGCGTTTTACATGCCGGGTGAGGATAAGGCATCTGAGGCGCTGCGTGAGGGCTGGGACGCGAACAACCTTGACTCTGAGTCGAACGTACACCACAAGGAGTCGTTGATCGTGGGGCGCGGGTTCGTGTCCGTGGGGTCAAATGAGGAAGATCCGGAGCACCCGCTGATTCAGGTGGAGTCGGCTCGTGAACTGGCGGTGGATATTGACCGCCGACATCGTCGGATACGTCGTGCCGCACGGTTCTACGGTGATGATGAGAGCGGGTCCGCGAAGTACGCAACCTTGTACCTGCCGGATGAGACACGTTGGCTTGAGAAGGGTTCTCATGGCTGGCAGGTCGTGGATGTTGACCGTCACCGGTTGGGCCGTGTGCCGTTGGTGATGTTCTTGAACCGCCGGCGTCTTGGTTCATGGGATGGCGTGTCTGAGTTCGAGGATGTGAAGCCTCTCGCTGATGCTGCTGCTCGTGCGTTGACGAATCTGCAGTTGGCCGCTGAGACCCATTCGGTGCCGCAGAAGTGGGCATTGGGTGTCGATTCGGCGGACTTTGTTGACAAGGACGGCAATCAGATCCCGCGTTGGCAGGCGTACTTCAATGCGATCTGGGCGTCGAAGAACAAGGATGCGAAGCTGGGGCAGTTCAGTGCGTCTGACCTGAAGAACTTCCATGACACGGTGACGCATTACGCGCAGCTGGCGTCGTCGGTGACTGGTCTCCCGCCAACGTACTTCGGTATCACGACGGTCAATCCTGCAGCAGAGGGCGCGATTCGCGCCTATGAGTCGCGCCTGGTGTTGAACGTGGAGAATCATCAGGCGGAGTGGGGAGATGGCTGGGGTTGGGTGATGGGGCTGTATGAGCGGTTCCGCACTGGTGAGTGGGTTGATGGTTCGCGCATCAAGACTGAGTGGTTCGACGCTGGTACGCCAACGTATGCGCAGCGCGCTGATGCTCTGACGAAGATGTACGCGAATGGTCAGGGTCTTCTGCCGCGTCGTGGCGCGTTGGAGGAACTGGGTTTCTCTGACCCGAAGATTGACCGCTATGACGGGTACTTCGCGGATGAGGCGGCTAGCGCGTTTGGTTCTCTGCTGAAGGAGGATCCGCCGGTTGATGCTGGTGAGTCCTGATGGTTGCCCCTGAGTCTGCCGTGCGTCATTACATGCGGGTGCAGCGTTTGAAAGCTGCAGCGCAGTTGAGGGCGCGTCGCACGTGGGCGCTGGTGGATCCGGCGCATATCGCTGATTCGTGGGCTGCGATCCTGTCTGCTTCGGCGCTGGTGGATGATGTTTCGTCTGCGCAGGTTGAGGCTGCTGTGAGCGCTTCGTCTTATGGCGCGTCTGCCCTGGCGGATCAGGGCGTGTATGACGCACCGGACGCTTTCGTTGATCCTTCTGCGTTCGGTGGGTATGCGGGTTCTGGTGTCGCACTGAAGGATGCCCTGCAGGGTGGATCGGCCCGCGCATTGCACCTGATCAAGACGGGGGCCGATACGGCGAGTGCGTTACGTCAGGCTGGTGGCCTGGTGGAGATGCGTGCTGGTACTGCAGTGTCTGATGCTGGCAGGTCTGCTGCAGGCGTGGACACGTTCACTCGACCACGGACCGGGTATGTGCGGATGCTGAATCCCCCGTCGTGCTCGCGCTGCGCGGTGTTGGCCGGCAAGTTTTACCGGCACAATCAGGGGTTCCTTAGGCACCCTCGGTGCGATTGCACGCATATCCCCACGATGGAGAACATTGCGGGTGATGCGACCACCGATCCTTACGCGTACTTCAAGAGCCTGGACGGGGACGATCAGGATCGGTTGTTCACGAAGGCTGGCGCGCAGGCGATCCGTGATGGTGGCGATATTTTCCAGGTGGTGAACTCGCGGCGTGGCATGTCTGCGAATGGGACGACCACGTTGGCGGGTACGACGAGGCGTGCGGTATGGGGCGGCATGAATCGCGGCAAGGTTCGTTTGACGCCTGAGGGTATTTACCAGATGGGCTTGTCGCGTGCTGAGACGTTGAGCATGCTCAAGCGGTACGGATACATCCTCCCTGGTGGGCAGGATCCAGCAGGCGTGCTGGGCGGCTCGGTGCGCGTGAACTACGCGAACACGATGACGGAAGCGCAGAAGCGTGTTCAGGCGGCGCGGCTGAACTGGGAGGCAGTGCAGCAGGGTCGTCATCCGCAGTCTGGTCGCACACTGACACCTGCTGAGGCGGCTCGTTACGAGGACGCGTACCGCAAGACCCTTGCCCGTGGTGGCGAGATCTACTTGCCCGGCGAGTGAGCCGGGCACACATTCCTTCCCCTTGGCGCGAGGCTTTGGGGTTCTTTCCGCGATGGAGGAAATCATGTCGGAGACGACGAACACTGAGGTGCCCGCAACCGAGCAGGCGCCAACGGACGAGCAGCAGGACCAGAAGCCGAACGACGCGTCGAACGATGAGTCGCTGAGGCCGGAGGGGCTGCGTGCGCTGCAGGCCGAACGGGAAGCCCGTAAGGATCTGGAACGCCAGCTCAAGGAGTACGAGGACCGAGACAAGTCGGATCTGCAGAAGGCCCAGGAAGCGGCTCAAGCTGCCGAATCTGAGTTGACGCAGATCCGAGTCCAGAACCTGCGTAATGAGGTGGCGCTCGCGAAGGGCGTCCCTGCGGATCTGGTGCAGTTCATGACCGGCGGCGATGAGGAATCGCTGTCGTCTCAGGCTGACACGTTGTTGTCTCGCCTCACGAGTCCCCCGACATCCCCGAAGCCGGATCTGACGCAGGGCGCGTCTGGTTCGGATGGCCCGAAGTCGACCGCTGACATGTTCGCGGCGTTCGCTGAGGGTCGATTCAACTGACCAACACTTTTGTGAAGGAGGCTGGCCAACATGGCTGGTATCGACACCAACCGCACCACCGCTGGTGCGTCTGATCTGCTCCCGAAGCAGATCTCATCCGAGATCTGGGCCAACGCTATCGAGGAGTCTGTGATCATGCAGGCTGCCCGTCAGATCCCGCTGCCGGGTTCCGGCGTGACCGTCCCGATCATCACGGGCGACTCCGAGGCCGACTGGGTCGCTGAGACCGCCGAGAAGCCGGTTTCTCAGGCGACCCTGGGCAGCAAGTCCATCACCCCGTACAAGCTGGCCGTCATCGAGCTGTTCTCTGATGAGTTCCGCCGTGATCTGACCGCCGTGTATGCGGAGCTGGCTCGCCGCCTGCCGAAGGCCTTGGGCACGAAGTTCGACGCGACCGTGCTGAACGGTACGGCGCCGGGGTCGAACTTCGATGTGCTGACCAACAGCACTGCCGTGACCGTGGACGCCACGGACACCATCGGCGATCTGGCCAACGTCCTGACGGCCGTTGGCGCGACCGGTGCTGACGTCACCAAGTGGCTGATCTCCCCGCAGGCCGAAGGCCGCATCATGACCGCGAAGGACGGCCAGGGCAACTACGCATTCCTGCGTGACGCTCGCACCGACTCCGGCGCCATCGGGTCCATCTTCGGTCGCGACGTTCTCAAGTCCAAGGCCGTCTACGCTGCCGGCACTCCGAACGTCATCGGCTTCGCTGGTGACTTCGCGAACTCCGCACTCTGGGGTTCCGTGGAGGGTATCAAGGTGGACATCACTGACAACGCGACCGTGAACAAGGGTGGTACCCAGGTGAACCTGTGGCAGCGCAACATGTTCGCCGTCCGCGCTGAGATCGAGGTCGGGTTCGCAGTGAAGAACGCGGCCCACTTCGTGAAGCTCACCGACGGTGCAACCGGAGGCGGCGAAGGCTGATGCTGCTGGTGAATCCGCACACCGGGAAGACGGTGGATGCACCGGAGAACCTGGCTGAGCAGTTGAAGGCTGCCGGGTTCACCGATGCTCCGACCGTGAAGCCCGCGACGAAGCCGCGTGGACGCCGTTCTACCAAAGCCGATTGAGAGGGGGCGGTCATATGCCGTATGTGACCCCCGACGACGTTGCTGCTCGCATTGGCCGCCCCCTCACAGCTGCTGAAGCTGAACAGGTTGCGGTCTGGGAGGCTGACCTTGTCGCTCTGGTGGAGGCGAAGGGTGTGGACCTTGCGGCGCGCATCGCGTCTGGTGCATTGTCCGCTGCTGTGGTGACTGCAGTGTTCGCGTCGGCAATCATCCGCGTGTTGCGTAACCCGAAGGGGCTACGCCAGCGTACGGAGTCGATTGACGACTACTCCATCACGGAGACAGTGGACACGACAGCATCTGCCGGCGCGATCTACTTGTCTGATGATGAGTGGGATCTACTCGCGCCAGGGTCGACTGGTGAGGCGTTCACGATTCGGTCCTATGGTGAGCCTGGTCATCGTTATGGTGCATGGGTTCATCCTGACCAGTGGGTGCCGTACTCATGACGGCGCCATCAGTGGTCATGGAAGGGCGTGCTGCAGCTGAAGCCCTGATGGGTGACGTATGCAAGGTGACGCGCATTGATGACACGGGCGATCCTGTCGTCTTGCCTGATGGGTCTGTTGGGTATCCGCGTGTGACCGTGTGGGGGCCTGGTGTTCCTGACGATGGCGGTGGGCGTTGCAAGGTGACGTCGGGGCAGTCCGCGAACGTTGCTGATAGTCCCACGGTTGGCGGTCACGCCTACCTGGTGGAGCAGCAGATGATCCACCTTCCGGTGTCGTCTCAGTGTCTGCCAGATGATGAGGTGGAGATCCTTGAGTGCAATCTTGACCCCGATCTGGTTGGCCTGACGTTCCGTCTGTCGGAGAAGCCGCGAGGGCGCTTCAAAACGGCTGACCGTTGGTCTGCGGATTTGGTGACGCGATGAGTGACGGTGCTGAGGAACTGCGCGGGTATGCCCGGGATCTTGGTGTTGTTGCGATGCATCTGACGCCGAAGGTCGCTGAGGTGATGGAGCGTGGCGCGGTTGAGATTAAGAAGCAGATGAATGCTGATCTTGCCGGGTCGCGTCACTTCAGGGGCATCGCAGGTTCAGTGAACTATGACCGCAAGGTTGGGGCCGGTTCGGTGGATTACGAGATTGGCCCTGACAAGGGGTCTCATGGTGGCGCGCTGGCGAATGTGGCGTACTTCGGTACGTCTCGCGGCGGCGGCACGGTGGACCTTGAGGGGCCGTGGCGTGCTGAGGCGGAGATCATCGCTGATCAGATTGACGCGCTGATGGGTAGGGAGGTTGGTGGGCTGTGACAGTTCATGCTGACTTTCTTGCTCGCGTGTCTGGGATTGTTGGCCCGGTTGTCGTCTTCGACGAGAAGGTGCCCGCGAAACCGCCTGCAGCGTATGTGCTGGTGAGTGCGATCAATCCGCGTCCGATCTCGCGTTCTCTGGCACGGTCCCGACATGGGTCGGATAACCGTTGGCGCATCACGGCGGTGTCCAACGAGCCTGTTGGGGTTCGGTCCATCTCCTCATCCCTGGATTCGTTGGACGGCTCTCGTGTTAGCGGGCAGCGGGTCGAGGAAGTGGACACGGGGATGGGGATCACGGAGGACGCTGACGTGATCGTCAACGGATTCCCGGTCTGGTACACCAAGCGGGATTTCCGGCTGCCGCAACCCATCTAGACAACCGCATGAGTAAGGCCCTCGTCGCATCCGCGACGGGGGCCTTACTCATGCCCGGAAACAGGAGGTGCGCGCATGTTCGTGCGCGTCAAGGACAAGGACACGCGCCACGAGTTCGACGTACCGGAAACGGACCGCCGGATCGGGGACTGCCTGTCCCTTGTCAACAAGCCCGCCTACCCGCCATCCGTGGCGCCGAGGCGGATCAAGTACAGCATCGCTCCCGCCCGGGACGCGGTGAACACCAAGCCGTCGCCAGTCAAGGCGGCGGAGAAGGAGGAAGCCCATCATGAGTGAGATCCCCTCTACCCCCGCTGACGGCAACGTCAAGGTCGTCTTCGTGCCGGCCATCGCCGACACTGCCGCTCCGAAGCTGTCCGAACTGACCGCCGCGTCCGTCGTGGATATCAGCTGCTACCTCACGGAGTTCACCCCGTCGGTGGATGAGTCCGAGATCGAGGATGAGCGCCTGTGCTCCACGGAGACGTTCGAGCAGCCGGGCCGCATCAAGCATTCGCTTGAGGGCACCTACATCGACAACACCAACTCGCCGGATGACGACCAGAACGCTGCAGCGGAAACGCTGGTGCGTGGTGTCGTCGGGTTCATCGTGCAGCGTCGTGGCGTTCCCTTCGATACCGCGTTCGCCGCCGACCAGAAGGTCAAGGTGTGGCCGATCAAGGCTGGCGTTCAGAACTCTGTCGCACCTGAGGCGAACTCGGTGCTGAAGACGCAGCAGAAGTTCTTCGTGACCGGCAAGACGACTGATTCGGTCGTCGCTGCTTGACCGTGTGCCACGTCATGCGTGGCACACCACCTGTTCCCCGTGCGTGCGTCCTATGTGGGTGGCGCACGCACGGGGTCAAACCCACATCACCCACGAGAACGGAGGCCATCATGGGCCTGACCATCAAACGTGCAGAGCGTGACGTGGCTGTTTGCCTGGACGGGACGCTTGTCGCGCAGTATGAGGCGTTGGATCGTGAGTCCAAGCAGGTGCAGATGGACGCGAATGCTGATCCGCGCCTGAACTCGCCGCACACGAAGCGGCTTGAGGATATCAAGGCGGAGATCGCGGATCTTGCGGAGAAGCAGCGGCAGGAGACTGTCACCTTCACACTGCGTGCGCTCCCCCGTGATGTGTGGGAGCAGCTCGTGAGCGAGCATCCTGCCCGTGAGGACAACGACACTGATGAGCAGTACGGGTTCAATACGGACACGCTCTACAGCGCAGCACTCGCATACACGGACCCCTCGCGCCCCGAGGTGCGCACCATCGTGAAGGTGGCAGACCACGACGGGAAGAGCGTGGAGTTCACGCCCGCCGACTGGCCGACGTTCGCCGCTGACCTGTCCACTTCGCAGCAGAACGATTTCGTTGTGCAGGTCGCAGTCCTGAACGTCGGTGAGAACACGGTCCCTACCGTGCCCAGCGAATGGAAGCGGACCCGGCCCACCGCCGTGAAGTCGAAGTAGCTCGCTCGCTGGGAATCTCCCACCGCCGATTCCTCGGTTGGGAGCCGGTCACCCGGTACCGGCATGACGAGAATGGTCGTGTCGTGGAGTCATGGCAGGAGTCTGAATGGTCTCTGCCGGAACGCGACAAGATGCTTGCTCTCGCATACTGGGACGCAGTCTACAGGTGCCCTGTGTGTGGTGGCCCGAAATCTGAATGCCAGGGCCCGGATGCTGAACGGAAACTCAGCCTGTTCGGCCCACCTGCCCGATGTCACCGGAAGACCGGAATCCTCCGCGAGGCGGAGCGTTGGCGTGACGACAAACGCCAGTACCCAGAGGCGCTGATCCCGCAACCACGTTCGGGATGAGCGATTTTCTTATGCCCTCACGGACCTGGAGGTTCATTCACAATGGCCAATCGCACCATCACCTTGAACCTCCAGGCACGTGTTGACGGGATGCTTTCCGGGCTTCGTCGTGCACAGTCTGAGACGTCCCGTACGGCGTCGAAGTGGTCTGCGATGCAGGCTGCTATCAGGAAGAACTCTGGTGCGATCAATGATGCATCCGGGACGCTGATCAAGTCTGGTGTCGCGATGGCGGCGCCCGCGTTGCTGGCGACAAAGGCATATGCGAAGTTCGACAAGCAGATGTCTTCGGTGTCGGCTGCCACGCACGCGTCAGCAGCAGACATGAAGGCGCTGCGTGCTGAGGCGATCAAGGTCGGTTCTGACACGAAGTTCTCAGCAACTGAAGCTGGCCAGGGTATTGAGGAACTGGCTAAGGCTGGCATCTCCACCAAGAACATCCTTGGTGGTGGGCTGAAGGGGTCTATGGACCTCGCGGCTGCAGGCAATCTGTCGGTTGGTGAGTCGGCGGAGATCGCCGCCTCGGCCATGACGCAGTTCAAGCTGAAGGGCACCCAGGTGCCTCACGTGGCGGACCTGTTGGCTGCCGGTGCTGGTAAGGCTCAGGGGTCCGTGCATGACCTCGGCGAGGCCCTGAACCAGGGTGGTCTGGTCGCATCCCAGACTGGTTTGTCGATTGAGGAGACGACCGGCTCCCTGGCGGCGTTCGCGTCCGCTGGCCTGACCGGCTCCGACGCGGGCACGTCGTTCAAGACGATGCTGCAGCGGCTGACTCCGCAGTCGGAGAAGGCCGCGAACCTGATGAAGGAACTGGGAATCAGTGCATACGATTCTCAGGGCAAGTTCGTTGGCATGGCGAACTATGCAGGACAGCTGAAGTCGAAGCTGTCTGGTATGTCGCAGGAACAGCGCAATGCGACCATGAGTGTTCTGTTCGGGTCGGATGCTGTGCGTGCCGCGTCGGTCATGTATGAGCAGGGCGCGAGCGGCATCCAGTCGTGGATCGATAAGGTCAACGATTCCGGGTACGCGGCTGAGACGGCATCACGCATGCAGGACAACCTCTCCGGCGACATTGAGAAGTTGGGTGGTTCATTCGAATCTCTGGCGCTCAAGTCCGGTGGTGGCGTGAATGATGGTCTACGCGCCCTGGTTCAGGGTGCCGAGGGTGTTGTCGATGCTATCGGAAAGATCCCTGCCCCGATCACGTCTACTCTGACCGTCCTCTCTGGGCTTGGCGGTGTTGCCGCTATTGCTGTTGGCGGATTCGGAAAGCTGTCCACCTCGTTCATTCAGGCACGCGACAACATGCGCCGGTTCTCGTCTGCGTTCCCCAAGACTGCTGGCGTGCTAGGCGACCTCGGTAAGGCTGCTGGGGTTACTGCTGCCGCTCTTGTTGGGCTGCAGGTAGTCAAGGGCCTCTATAATCACTTCAACAAACTTCAGACGTCTGCCCAGGACGCTACTGCCGCGCTGCTGCAGGTGAAGCAGGCTAAGGATGGCCTGGATGCCGGGAAGTCGATTGATGACTTGTTCGATCAGGGCACGTTCATGGGGATCGACTCTGCTATCGACGGAATTGGCGATAGCGTCAAGAAGCTGAACCCGGCATGGTGGGATCTGACTGGGCATCTTGGGAACTTTGGTGCTGATGTACTCAACATCAATAATGGCAACAAGCAAGCCGCAAATACATTCGACCAGCTCGATACGGCTATGGCGAAGATGGGCACTACTGCTGCTGGTCAGAAGGATGTTGCGAAGACCTTCGCGGCCATGTCTGACCAGGTGAAGAAGTCTGGTGGTGACGTTGAGGATCTGAAGCCGCGTTTTGAGAAGACATTCGCTGCGTTCCGCGCCCAGGCGCAAGCGCTGGACGTCGATCTTCCGGAGAAGAAGATCTGGAACTGGATCATGACGGGCAACGTCCCGACTGAACTGCAGAAGGCCGCGAAGGAAGCCAAAAGCACCGGTAAGAACGTCAATGAGGCGAAAGGTATTCTTGATAGTGTCACGGTCCCGCCTGCGCTGTCGGAGATCATTTCCAAGTTGACCGAGGCTGGTTCTGCTGCTCTTGGTGCGTCGAACTCCACGATTGCGTACAAGGAGAAGTTGGCTGGATTGTCGAAGGAGGCAGCCAAGTACAAGGACCTCGCCAAGGGTGGAAGCGAGTTCAACTTTGACACTGAGAAGGGTCGCGCTGCTCAAACTGTCCTGAATAACTTCGCAGCCTCCGCGCTTCAAGCATCGAGTGACATGGACAAGGCAGGGGCGTCTGCTGGAAAGCAGGTCGCCCACTTGTCCGAGTCCCGTGAGGCGTTCATCAAGAACGCTGTGGCGATGGGCTTGAACTCGAAGGCTGCCGCGAAGATGGCCGACGATTATGGTCTGATTCCGTCGAAGGTGTTCACGACTGCAGAGTTCAAGGAAGGTGACACGCGTAAGCGTGTCGGTGACATTGTCTCTGCGTTGAACACAATGCCGAAGGGCAAGAAGATCACCGTGGAGGACAACTCCAAGGGGACGATCAAGGCTCTTGAGGCGTTGGGCTTCAAGGTCAAGAAGATTCCAGGTACAAAGAAGATCGAAGTCACCGCGACTGGCGTCAAGAAGACATCTGGCGAGATCGATAAGGCCGCTGGCAAGAAGCGCGACGCTAAGATCGGTACCCACTCCGATGGTAAGGGCGGGAAGCAAGCCGACTCTGAGGCGAAGAAGAAGCGTGATGCGAAGATCGGAACCCATTCTGATGGTAAGGGTGGGAAGCAGGCGGATGCTGAGGCGAATAAGCGTCGCACGGCAACGTTGCGCGGTGTCGCTGAAACTGGTGGTGCTGAGGCGTCTCTGAATCATGCTGCTCGTGATCGTATGGCTCGGATCAGTGTTGCCGTCACAACGACGATCACGAAGGTGCAGCGCACTGTCAACGCTGCTGTGGCTGCAGCTGGTGGGAACGCTCGTACGGCGGCGCAGATGAAGCGGCACGGTGGAAAGCTCCGTGGTCATGCGGACGGGTATCGTCTGCCGCTGACTGGTCCTGGCACTGACAAGGTTGATGGGTTCACTGCGGTCAATGGTGACGGTGCTGCGATTGCTCGTGTAGATGCTGGCGAGTGGGTTGTGAATCGTCGCTCATCCAGTGCGTTCGATCAGACGCTGGCTCACATCAACCGTGGTGACCGTCGTGGCGCTATGGCATCGCTGTTGGCTGGGTATCGCACGGGCGGTGTAGTGGGTGAACTCCCCGGGCTGGCGTCGGGTGGCCGGTACCGGTGGGCTGGCCGTCAGGTCACGTATGCGACGCGTGCCGTGAGCCGTGCCAGCGCGAACTTGTCCAGGCAGAAGGCCCAGTTGCGTGCTGCGGAGAAGGCCGAGGCTGCGGCGCAGAAGCGGTTGGATCATGCGAAGTCGAAGGCTGCGAAGGCTCGTGCTCGTGCGGCGTTGAGTCGTGCGAAGGCGCGTGTGCGGGCTGAGACGAGGGATGTTACGGCTGCGGACAAGAAGCGCGAGCAGCGCCGCGACAAACTGCAGAAGGCTCGTGAGCGCCGCACCCGCCTGGGCGAGTTGGAATTCACGACCCGCCGTCAGCTCTCCCGTGGCGACTTCAAGGGCATGTACGGGGCCGGGAATTTCCAGGGCGTGGACGCGTTGTTCGAGCAGTCGAAGAACGCGGACCTCAGCAGGTATCGGCGCAAGCAGTTGTCGTCTCTGGCGTACAAGCAGGAAGCGAAGATCAAGTCGCTGACGAAGCAGTCGGACAGGCTCGCTGCCAGCCTTGAGAAGGCCACGGCGAAGCGGGATGAGCTGCTGCAGGTGAAGGACTCGGTCGCTGATTCGGTGCGTGGTGGTTGGTCG